TGAAGCTGGCTCTGCTGTGTGGTATGAGGCAGGCTTGAAACAGCGGGATATGGATTTCAAGGAAGGGCGCATTTTGAGCAGGCAGGCGGTGTTCGATGCGCTTAATTTCCATGTGGGCCTGGTGAGTGAAAGCTCAACGGAAGCTCATGCAAAGGTAGCGGAGCGTATGGTGTTAAACGGCGTGTGGCATGACCTGAATTTCATCGGGTCGAAATTGAACGTGCTGTTGGAATACTATCCGTCTGCGTCAAAATATCGGGTGTGGTTCACAGATATACGCTCTGTTGATTGGCAGCAGGAGCAATATAAAGTGATTGCTCAGAAACAATTTATGTCCGTAGATGAAATGCGTGCGGAACGCGGTTTGGGTCCTGCACCGGAGGAGTTTAAAAGTGAGAGACGCGCAGGCTCGCAAGATAATCCAGCAGCTAATAACACGGCTGGATCGTCTGGAGAAGGAGATCAAAGGGCTGCAGAAGCAAAGCAGCGACTCAGCCAAGAAGGAGGGCAAAACTGATGCCAGAGAGTATGGTGGTAAGAAGTCCTGAACCGCTTCGGATGATTGCCAAGAATAGACTTGGTGGTATTGTGGTCCCGTTTGCTGGCCCGGAGGATGATTCGTATAGAACGTATTGGGATCGCAATACAGATTTTGCGACAGATATGTTTGCCCCTCAGCCTGTGTTTGTGTTGCACAATCTAAAGCCTGGGATGTGGGGGCGTTCTGGATCTGCGTTGAATTTTGCGTTGCATGAGGAAGGGCTTTATGCAAGCCTCGATCTTGAATGGCCGAATGCCTCTGTGTTGCAGCAACATATTCGTTCGCTGGCAGATCGGGGGCGTGCGGCTGCGACAACCGGGACGATGCCCCATCTGATTGAAGCTGATCAGAAAACTGGTTACATCAGTCGTTGGCCTATTGTTGAAGTTTCGATTGGTGATGTGAGTGAAGTGTCGGCTGCTCCGGGACTCACACATATGGATTATCAGCGTGCTGGTAAGGAATTGGCTGGCGATTTGCCAGATAATTTATCTTTCGTTCGATCTGTTTGGACAGGAGTTACAATCATGCCTGAGAATAATGGCACCGGGCAACAGCCCACAACAACTCCTCCGCCTGCGCCTGCTCCTGTGCCTGCGCCTGCGGTGGATCTGGTCCCTGTGATGGATGCATTACGTGGGATTTCGACACGTCTCGAAGCGCTGGAAAATCCAGAGCCTCCGACCAAAAAAACGAGTGGTGGTGACAATCCGGTCAATCAGCCGAATATTCGCGTTGCGAGCAAGTTTGATGGCAGTCACATCAGCCTGATGGATCTGTTGCTGTTCGATCATTTGAACAGTTTGCGCGCGGCCAGTGAATCAACCCGTACCAGCGGGTTCAAGTATCAACGCAGTAATGAGTTCATTCGTGCGGTGCTGGCGCGTACTAAGAAGTTGTATGACGCTGAAGAAGCGATTGGGAACCAGCCCAGTGAGATCGTCGAGGGCGTGCATAGTGTTCCTCTGCGCGCGATTGATTCTGAGGCTTATCAGTCGTGGCATAATCGGGTGCCGTATCTCCGGGCAGATGAGGCCATGATGAGTGACCTCACCAACTATGGTGATGAGCTGGTGCCTACGCTGTTGAACTCGATGGTGTATCATTTCTTCCGCATGCAAAGCCGTGTATTCGGTCTGTTTGACATGTTCGACATGCCGAGTGAACCGTATGACTGGCCGACGGTAACAAGTGGGCCAACACTGCGGTTGGTGCAGGAATTGCAGCACCGTTCACAGTTCTCGCTGCCGAGTGCTACGACGCCTGATAGCAAGGTGGGTACCGACAAGATCACGTTTGCCACCAAGAAAATTGGCGCGATGACGCTTGCCAGTGAGGAGCTATTCCAGGATTCGGGTGTCAATGTGATGAGCGCTTTCACCGAGCAGTACATGGCTGCCAACACTGCGGGGCTTGATGACGTGTTGCTGAATGGTGATGAGAGTGCGACGGCAACAAACATTAGCCATTACGGGACGGACCCGACAGGTACGGTTTATGATCGGTATCTGGCGATGGATGGGCTGCGACACATGGCGGTTACGGATAGTAATACGGCTGCCACTGCGACAATTGGTGCGGATAGTATTGTGTCCCTGCAGAAGAAGCTTGGCACGCGGGGTATTCGTGGTCTGGATATTGGTAATGTGGTGGCGATAATCGACCCCGGTACGGCGTATGCGTTTATCGAGCTGGATGCGCTGGAATCTCTGGCGGATATGGGTCAACAGGCGACGTTGCTCACCGGGCAGGTGCGGCAGGTGAAGGGTGTTCCGCTCGTGGTGTCTGATGAGCTGGAATATGCGAATGCTTCCGGGCAAGTTGAGGATTCGCATGATGGAACCAAGGGACAGCAGGTTGTTGTGCACCGTCCTTCAATCAAGATTGGGCGGCGTCGCGGAACAGCGATTGACAGTGAACATTTCCGGTGGGCGGATGGCTTTGCGATCTGGTCATTCTTCAAGCTGGACATTCAAGAGATGGAAACAAAGTCGGTGGCCCAGGGCTACAATTCAACCGTTTAGATAGTGTTGATTTGTCGCTGATCCGGACGTTGATGTTTTAATGCTAATTTAAGGAGAAAATCTGATGGCGAATAGTGCAACATTGCGTGGTCTGGTGGGACCGTTCATGCCTATAACACAGTCGTTCGCGGCTGCAGAGGCGGGGGTGGCTGCTGGTACTGCGCTCGTGTATGTGGGTGAATCTGCTGATGCGGGTGATGGCACTCCGCCCATGCCTTATGACGGGTATGTGGTGGGTGTGTTGTGGTCCACTGAAGCGTCTGCGAATTTCACGCTACAGGTGACAAAAGATGGCACTGCTGATACCGGGCAGACGGTTGCGGTAACGGGTGCGACGGGTGGTTCTGATATGTTTGAACCGGGTGGTGAAATTGCTTTCTCCGCGGGTGAAGTGCTTGGCCTGAAAACCATCACGGATACTGTGAGCAAGGATGTGAACGCCACGCTGTTGATTCTGTTGGAGACGCCATGACCTATCCGACGCTAGCGAATCTGCGGACCTGGGTGAACGTAGCGACTGGTGATGATAGTCCTCTGCAATGGGCGGTAGATGCTGCTATCGCCTATGTGGAGAAATCGACGGGTCGGTTGTTTGTGGCTGCCACTGAGACGCGGTCGTATGTGCCTGGGAAGAATTTTGTGTCGCATGATCATTTCACGCTGCACCTGATGAATGATCTTGTATCTGTGACCACGCTGACGAATGGTGACGGGGTCGAGATCTCATCCAGTGACTATACTCTGTATTCCAACAGTGGGTCTGCACCGTATCATCAGATTGTGCTTCATCCCTGGTCATCTGTGCGGTTTGGCTTTGTGTCGCAGAATATCACTGTGGCAGGTGATTGGGGCTATAGTGCGGATTGTCCTGATGATGTGTTTGAGGCGATTCTTGTCCTGGCACAACACGATTATCTGGCACGACAGACAGGGCAAGGCGGGCCTGTTGCGGTGGGTGCTCGCAGGTCGGGTCTGGTTATCCCTGCCGATAAAATCCCTGCGCTGGTGGAGACTGTAATTGCGAGGTATACGCGATGAGTCTTGCGGGTGCGCTTGGTGTGTTGGATGGATTGACCATTGCGGGTGTGACGACAAGTTACGGGTATGACGCGATGCCTGGTGTGCTTGGTGATGCTCTGTTGCCTGCACTTGTGATTGAGCCGTTCGATACATTCAATGATGCGATGAGGGCTGCGAATGTCAATGCGGACGTGGGCAGTTGTGTGGTGTGGGTGCGCCATAAGTTGATTATCAAGGGTGTGGGGCTTGGTCCGTTCACCACGCGGTTGTCTGTTGCTGTGACGTTGTTTGATGCGTATATCACAGCGATTGCGGCGGATATGACTCTGAGCGGAAATTTACTTGAGCCTCTGACGATTCCGAATGCGGCGTGGGGTGCGTTTGAGCATGTCGGCGCGATGTATTGGGGCATTGTGTTCGATCATCGATGGGTGTTGAATATCTCATGAGTGTTGCGTGGTCTTTCGATCTGGATACGGATGATGATTTGCAGTTCGCTACTGATGTGAGTGCGTATGTTCAGGAGATGAACTGTGAGCGTGTGATTCCTGACGGCGCGCGGGTGGCTGCTCCTGGGCGGATGGTGGTGGTGCTGGATAATTCGTCTAACAAGTTTTCACCGGAGGCGGTGGGGGCTTATGGTGTGGACCCTGGGCGATGGTTCCGTGTTCAGGCAACATATTCGATGACCACGTATTCTGTGTTCACTGGGATCATCAGTAGTATTCGCCAGTTGCGTTATTCCTCGGTGGAGCTGGTTGTGGTTGGCAGGCTAGCGTTTTTTGATCAGGTGTTGCCGCTGCCGCTGTTTACTGATTTCACAGTTGATGAAGTTTTGGATAGGCTGGTACGGCGTGGTGTGGTGCGTGATGCTTTGTATTCGACCACCGGGTACGTTTATGCTTATGTCGGGGCGGAAGTAGGGAATTGTGTGGTGGCACCGGATTCTTTGAGCATGATTAGTTTTGATACTGGTGTGACGACGCTGGCCTATTATGGGGATGTGTATGATCGCCTTCGCACTGGCAGGCAGGTTTTTGAGGAGTTGGTGACTGCTGAATTTGGGTACTTTGTTGAATCGGGCGATGGGACGCTGACGTTTGAGAATAGAGATTATGGGGTGCTGAATTACACGTCCGGCTATAGTTATGATGGTAGTGGCGAGGAGAAATTTGATTATGCGTATGGATCGGGAATTGTTAACCGTGTGGAGACTCGCACTGTCGGGCGGTATACAGACACAACAACTTTATGGACTTCGGAAGTGGATGTCACGATTGACCCAGGTGTTTCGGAAAAGATTTTCCGTTTTCTTGGTTCGGATGCTCGGGTTGTGGGCGTATCTGGTGATTTATCATTTTCTGGTTGGCAGTTCGTTGATAGTAGGGGTCGTGCACTGACGAGCGTCAGTTTTACCTATGAGGTCCTGGCTACGGGTGTGCGTGTGAAGTTTGATAATCAGTCCGCGCAAAATGCGTATTTGCCTTCTACTGCGAGCATCACTGGCACTGGAATTTTTCAGGCTTCACCAGAAGAGGTTGTGGTGGAGGATCTTGGCAGTGAGCGACTTTACGGGGTATTTCCTGTGCAGATAGAGAGTACGTGTTTCCCCGACTCGAGTGACGTGGTGAATCTGGCGCGTTATATGATTGGTGGGCTTGGGTTTCCTGCGGGATTTGTGCAGGCTATACAGATGAGGTCCGCGCCTGCAGGTCAGTTCGGTGCCGATCTGCTGGATCTGGTGACAGTGACGGACAGTGCAAATAGTCATAGTGCACAATACAGGGTTCGTGGTGTGCGACATTCGCTAGTGGCGGGTGTGCATGAAACTGAGCTATTGTTGGCCCGGTATCTCGATGGCGTTTATGCGCTGGTGGGTGTGGCTGGGCGTGATGAAGTGGGCAGTGATACGGCATTAGTGGGGTATTGATATGGCTTGGACAACTCCGAGAACATGGGCTACAAATGAACAGATTACGCAGTCGCTGTTGAATACTCATCTGCGTGATAATTTGCTCTATCTGTACAATGCGTTTACCAACATCGCGGAGGGTCTTGTTGTCCTCCAGGAACAATATAGTTCGGGCACGGATGGTGGGACGTTCACCAGTGGTGCGTGGCGGACCCGGCTGTTGAATACTGAAGTGCTGGATGCGGATTCTGTTGCGTCCCTGGCTAGCAACCAGGTGACGTTTGATGATGGCGATTATTTCATGATTGGTGTTGCGAGTGCGTTTGATGTGGCGAGTCATCAGGCGCGACTGTTCGATGTGGTGAATACTGCGACCCTACTGACCGGCCTAACTGCTTATGCGGGTTCTTCGGGTGTTGCGGGTTCGCTGGCGTTTGTTGCTGGGCCTGTGGCGATTGCAAATGGCGCGGTTGTTGAATTACAGCATCAGTGCAGTACAACGCAGGCATCGACTGGTTTTGGTGTGGCTGGATCGTTTAATACCGAGGTTTTTAGTGCGCTTTATGCCTGGAAGGTTGGATGATGGATTATCATATTGCGATTGATAGGCTGGTTCCGGGTGCCAATTACCGGAGAGCTGGCACCTATGCGGAACTGGAGGCGACGTGGCATGATGGGCGCGGGTTGCCTTCTGATGCTGCTTTACAGGCCGAATATGGTTTGTGGGTGGCGGAACAGGCTGCTGTTGCTCAACGTGAGTCTGATGCGGATGCGGTGCGGCAGGCGAAAAATGCGGTTGCCTTCCTGCAGAACAAAACTCCTGCTGAGATTAAGGCGTATATGGAGGGGCAAGTGGATGGGTGGTCAACCCTCGCGGATGCAAAGGCTGACCTTAGAAGTTGGATGACTATTCTGGCTCAGGTGATTGCGTATCTTGTTGATTGATGTAGGGCAGGATGTCTTTGGGGAGGTTTGGGAGGTGGCGGATTGCATCCTCTAGGGTGTTGTATTCTGTGAGCCAGTATCTGTCTTTGTCGCGTTCGATCAGCTCGTCCTGGTGTAATGAGGTGACGAGTAACCATTTGTCGCGGGTGTCGTTCTTTCTGATTGTGATTAGGATGTTTTGCATTTGATTCTCCTTTTTTCTTTAAAAAATCTTTTACCCTTATAATTACTGAAGCCAAGTCACCTAGCGGATTGATCGCAGGAAACCGTTACGAATTTAGACTTCTCCGCTGGCGGTATGCCTTCTGCCGTTCTGCGTTTGTGGCATAGATGCGTTTCCGTCCAGCTGAAGTGCGGCTGTACTCCCAAAAGGGACAAGCTTTTGCTCCTGTATCTCTGGCTGTTGGATGTACCAATTCTCCTGTTTGAGCTGGCGTTTGACCAGGTTCATCCAGTCCTGTGATGACATGGTACGCATGTGTTCGACCCTGGCGGTTCGTCCTCGACCTTTGCTGTTGGCGTCTCGCAGAGCGTCACGTAATGCGTTGGCGTATACTTGCGGCCAGTCGTTGTGGTCCTCTGGCTCTTTGATTTGTTCCTGGTACTGCTGCATCGCCTTTTGATAGGCTGCCTCTGCCTGGTGTCTCTGTTCGATTGATTCTAACATCAGTGCTTCGAGTATAAATGCGATGACCATCACCCCGATTGGTGGTGTCAGTGTCTCAATCCATCCGAAGGCATCATGCGGTTGTGCGACCACCCAATTGCCCACCAGTGCCATAAGCAAGCCGAGTGTGACTGGCAAGATAAAGATGGAACGGAACCACCCATTAAATAATACTCTTGCCGCTACAATGCTGGTCATCATGAGGATTTCCGCAAGTAAGAACGTGGCTGCTCCTACGGCTGCAGCCTGGATGTTATCGTCGATGCCCAGGAGAAAGTAGTCTCTGCCTGCTGTGAAGAGTCGGAACATGGATGGTATTGCGGCTGCGATGAGGAGGATTAGCATCATGACCACCATGAGCTTTGTCACCCAGGCAGGATATTTGCTGATGCTGTACTGTTTGAAGTTTTCGCGCTGTGGCTCGCCGCCAATTTGCTTTTGCAGTAGGGACCGGGCTTTGTCTCTGGCGGATAGTTTTTCCTCGTAAGTGAGTAGTCTAAGCATGTTGTTCTCCTGTGAATAGATTGATGGGTGTCTGACTCTGGTAGATGAATTCACGATCTGTCGGGTCATAGATGATATATCCGGTAGCCCATGACGCGGCTGGATCTGCTGGAATGATATCGATGGTGTCTGCTTTGGTGTTGTACTGGAATAAAATTTGATCTTCGCGGTGGTCGTTGCGACGGTTGGTTAATTTCTTTTTCTGATCAGGTGTCATTTCGACCAGGCCGTTGATGCGCTTTACCCAGTTCTGGCGGGATTTTGTTGGGACGAATCGGTGTATCCACCAGTGTTTTGCCTGTTCCTGCTGTTGCTCGTTCATTTTGTTTCTTGCTCCTTTCTTGATGAGACACTACGGCTTATCAAAGTGCTTTTTGCGCTGTGCAAACAATAGGTTAAATGCACGATCAAGTTTTATTGCATTATAATTGGCCCATTTTCGAGGCAAATTCCCATAGTATTGATAATGGGTTGCCTGTAACAACATTGCCGCACATTCAACACAGCAAAATATCCGCGCATTGTCAAACACATCTACGGTGGATAATGTAAAGTGTTCCCGTTCAAATCTACACACTTTGCAAATCATTGTTGTTTCCTCTATTCCTTCGGATAAGACTCTTTATCAGAATTAGTCAGTGCCACCTTACAGCAAGATGGCACTGTTTGTCAATTAGATTGTGTGTCCAGTGATGAACATGTAGTAACATTGGTGCCAGTGCTGCATATAGGTACCGGTGCCCATTAAAATCCAATTGGGGCTGTGTTTGATGTATTCGATGGGTGGGTCCCATGAGTGATAGAATTTCTTGTCGATGATAATTTCATCTGCACCGTAATATCTGGATCGGGTGATGGTTGTGCTGCAGGTGCGGTATTCGATGGTTGCGTACAGCATTGTAAAGTCCGGGTCACCGATCAGATTGCAGAGTGCGTTCACTTTGATTCTGCGCTCGTAACGGAGTCTGGCGGTTCGTGTCCTGTAGGTTGTCCATGAACAGTTGGAAAAAAGCAGGTCCATCGACTGTTTTTGGAAATTTGTTTCTATGCGTGCTAGTGATTGTTTCAGTTCACTAGTGAGTTGTGAGTTTGCCATTTGATTTGTTCTCCTGTATGATTGTTCTTAGGATTTCTAATCGGGGTGATGGGTTGGGAGGGGCTGCACCGTCCTGGCTCAACCCCTCGCCCTACGAATTAGTCCTCAATAAAACTTCTTGCTACCTCGTACCAGTCCACCTGAGCAAGCGATTTGGTGATCAGATCTGAGAATAAGCCTGTATCAATCGGATTCAACTCTGTGACATAGTCCTCGAGCTGGCGGGCCATTTTGCTCTCAACGTCTTCAACGTCTGGATCATCTTGCAGGTCGTCCAGCATCATTGAACAGTACCGGTACATTGGCTCGTCATTCTGAAGCCAAAGAACCACGTTCCAGGTGAAAACATTCTTCCACCCGTTGTATTCTTGAGTATCGGTCATGATATTATCTCCTTAATATAGATATTTGCGGATTATGATTGTAAAGATCGTATGTGACGAATGACTTTGTTCAGTTCTTTGCAAGCTTCTAATAAGTTGCTGTTTGTGTAGATGTGACGTATAGGAAGGGTTCTCATGGATGTATCGAAAGCATCCAGCGCCCAACCATGAGTCTTAAATACTTTGACGAATTTGCGACGAGCAACGATCTCGAAGTTCATGAAGTCATAAGAGAACTCGGTCATGATATTATCTCCTTAATATAGATATTAATACAATAGTAAAGTCCAGAATCGGAAATGCCCGAAGAAACAACGTGGCAATTCATGTGTTTTTGTGCTGCATTCTTAAAAATGAGAATTGCTCGCCCCAGGTCTGGCGCAAAGGATACCGGGATAAAAATGTTGTACACCTGGTCTGTCTCTTTTCGGAAGAACATTGTTAACTCCTTTGATACTTCTATTATACCACAAAACCCGAAGAAATGGCACCGCTTAACCGGGAAAGTGCCAGATTGTCGGGATAATTTACTTTTGTAATTCTGCGTAAGATTCGCGGCGGTTCTGATCGAAAGGCAGGCGGGCGGCGCCAAGCCAAGCGGCACGAAAAAACCCCGCAGCCACCATTCAAAGTGGCTTTTAATCTTTTTCTTGTTGTTTTTTGCTCTTAATAATCTTTTGCTTGTCACCCTTATAATTACTGACGATAATTTCTAACCGGACTCGAACGCAATAACACCGGGCGTGGTGGTAGGATTGAGATATGTTCATTCGGAGGGTAAAAACTTATGGAAGCTGAATTATTCCCGAAGGCGGTGGATGCCTTATTCACTATGCCTGTGTTGTTATTTCTGTACTACCTGAGCAAGCCGCTGGTGCTGGTGCTGGTGGAGTATTTGAGAAGCCAACTCGTGCAGGAGCAAGAGAGTGTGAAGTACTATCGGGCGCTGCTGGACAAGCAGATTGCATTTTATCAGGCGACTTTTGCACAGAGTTATGCACAATTGAACAGGCCATCGCCTTCTGACCAATAGGTCAACAGAGTCAAAACGAGAGGACAGTTCGTTGTTTTGGGACTGTCTTTTTATTTTTGACGAGATTTATTGCAGGGGGAGCCGTTGTTTTATCTTCATTGAACTGTCACGGGGCGGTGCTTACAATAAATAGCCTGCGGGGGTGAAATCCTTGATTTTTGGGTGTGTTTCGTGATAGAGTCGTATGTATCGGCGGAAAAAAAAGTGAAAGACCAGGCGGAAACAACCTGGTCAGTCGAAGAAGGTGGTTTACTTGGGGACGATCCTCCCCCCTAGGATACAAGATGTTTGTTGAGAAGTCAATCACTATTGAACTGACAGGACAATTAGGTCTCCCGAATAATATCCGGGAGCATATGTTGCAGCACGGACTCGCAGAAGTCGCGTTAACGCTTGATGTACTCTATTACGTTGGTTTCCGGGATGGGCATTGGGTCACGAATAAGGAAATTCAGGATAGATTGCACGAAACGGGTGTAGTTGTCAGCCCTCGCTTAATCCGCAGGGCATTGAAGTGTAGCATATTTCAGGGTAAACGAATAATAACCCGCAGACGTGGTCGGCCTGAGTACCAATATCGTGTGCCTGGTGTGTCGTCTTTAGCTTCAAAGTTTACTGATGGTTATATCGGATATACAGATGTGCTGAGCAAGGAGATGATGATTTGTGTATCTGACTATCGCAGGGGGTTGCATCTGCTGTTGATTCGCAGGAGGCCCGGTCACTATTCCCGGAAATGGCTGGGTGACAGGCTTGGTGTGAGCGGCAGGACAACCAGAAGATATGAAAGGGGGACAAATATCAGGGTAGTTCCGCAATTCAAACATGTACCGATCAGGAGCACTAACCTCTCTCAAATTCCACAGCGGAACAAGGGCGGGCGGGCATTTTTAACTGTGTGGAGAGATTGGAACCCTGCGGATGTGATTCAGATGCCGTTGGTCCGTGCGTTGGCGGCTAAGTGGATCGGGCGGGGAGCTGTGATGATGACGACTCGACAGATTAATTATTATGAGGTGGCGTGATGCCTATATTTGATGAGGATGTGCACTGTCCGAAGTGTAAGTCACTTAATTGGCGGTGTGTTGATGAAAGGTGGGAATGGTATGAGGACCCTGATTTTGTGGAGGTGACGCCTGATTCGTGGCAGCAGTATTTTCAATTGCCCGTGGGTTTGATTGTGTGTGGGGATTGCGGGGCCCGGTTTAGTAGTTATGATGTGTCGTCTGAAGGTATGATTCATTGGGGTGAAAGTTTGCCGTGGGAGGAGCGTGATGCATAAGAGTATGAAGGATGCGATTGGTGAGGCGGAGCTTTTGAAGAAGTTGCGTGTGGGGATGTTTCCCCCGCCGCAGTTTGACGTAGCAGTGACGATTTATGAGCGGAACCCGGATGGCGCAGTTTCGGATAAGGGGGTTGTGTCGTTTGAGAGGCCGCAGGATTTTGCAGTAGGTGAATATTGGCAGTATGCGCGGTTTGGGGTGATGCAACATAAGGGTGGGGAGATGTTTTGTTGGCTCGTGCATATGTATTGGGACGGGGATCGGGATGAAGACTCGGCACGCGATATTGTGCTTAATTCGACGCTAGCTTATGGGCAATGGCAGCCTACGGCACCGAGCGACCCGCTGCTAGAAGATGATTTTTGGGATGAGAAGTTGGGGCCTGCTGTATATTTTGATAATGATGTAGAGCCGTTGTTCGATAATTTTGGCAAGAAGGCGTATGTTGAGGTGCGATTTGGAGAAGGGGGAGAGGGGTGAAGAAAAAAAGAAAGCCTTATGAACCGGATGCGTTTGATTTCCTGCTGATGGTGATGGGGATCGGGCTGTATGCGCTGATGATCGGCATGATTGTTGTGTGGGTGGTGGGGTGATGGGTGACATTGTTTGGGAATATGAGGCGGTTGTTTGTCCAGAATGTGGTTGTGAGCTGGATAATTATGCCAGTATCAGGCGTGTGGTTTTTAATCTGGGGGATGTTTATGTGCGCTTCCAGTGTCGGCAGTGTCTTAAGTTTCACTGGATTAAGGTGGATGGGTCGGGCGTTGAGTTTCTGCCTGGGAAGTTTGTGCCGAACGTATAAATGGCACTGGTGGTAGTACGCGGTGGATATGGTTTGCAGGGCGCTCTCATGATTGGGGGCGTTTTTATTTGGATGGGAGTTGGTTTGGATGGAGATAGAATTAAATGTATTAGGTCTAGTATGAAGTAGACAACTTTCCCTTGTGGTGGTAATCTGAATTGCAAAGGATCGGTTTCCACTATTTGAATTGGTCTATCTGCGTATTGGTCTGGCTGCAAGGCCAGAGCAAGAAGCAAACACCCAAGTCAAGGAAACAAGAAGCTATCCGGGCAATTCCCGGCGGAGGCATCATGAAAGCGAGCATCACCGACATCGTGCAAGCTGCGATTGCAATCATTATCGTGCTGACTATCTGCCTGATCTGGCTATCAAATGGCACAGTTGATGACAGCCTGGTTGCTGTTGCGGGGCTGGTCGTGGGTTATTTCTTTCGACGTGGCTCGGAAGATCGTGCTGATCAGTTGGTCGCGCAGGTGGCACCGTATGCCGCTCATGTCGCACAGTTGATTGACGATCCGCGCTAGGCTTTTCGGACGCAGGCAGGCCAACGATGACTTGGGGCATATGTCCCACACTCCCACACCTAAGCTCGAAGATGTAGGGGTGGTGGTCGGGGGAAGGGTGGCGACTTTGGAAGTAAGGACGCAGCCCAGGCACTTTGCATAGTTATCCCAACACCCAACCGCGCGGCGCGAAAGTGACCAGACCGAATCAAGTTTGAAGCCTAGGGATCGACCCCCCACCCAGCGGAGGGCGAAAAACAGGGGGCGAGGTAGGAATGTTTTTTCGCCCGAACGCCCGAGGGCAGAGATGGGGAGCGGGGGGCAGCGGGCAGCGCAGGGGCTAAGTCCGCAACCCGAATAGATTGCAGCGAAAGGGAAGGCCACCGCATTTATGTAGGCGTGCGCGGCAAGTTCGATAACTCAGAAGCCAGACCGGGGCGAACGTTGTACTTGTTGCTTTGAACCCCCAGGTTCTGCCCTCGGTTCTTTGAGGAGTGATTGTGTACGATACAGTTCATGCATATCTCATACTCTCGCAACCATTGGATCGCTCGTGCTTTGTCGATTGGACTGTGTACGAACGTAAGAATGTGGTGACTCATCGTGGCTATTTGCCGCGTGTGTCTGATCGATATTCTCCGAATGTGGTTTATAAACACAGCGATGATGCGCGGGATTTTGGTGTGTTGTCTGTAGAATTCAGTGTTGCTCGCATGGCTGGATGTTCACCAGTGGAGAACGTGAGCGACATTCAACGCGACATAGCGCTCGACAATGTGAATAAGTTCCTGTTTGATAAGCTGCAATTACGCTCGGACATGAGAACCTGGACAGTTACACGGATAGATTACTCTTATAATGTTTTGGCCGAAGTTCAAAACTATCTCGCGGTTGTTGGCCAGTTGCAATTGTCTGGATACCAGAGAGTGCAGTTCTCGCCGTTGGAAGGTGTTGTCTGGAAGTCTGCTAGCAGGTGGATTAAGTTCTATGACAAGCTACGGCAGATGGGACACAAACAACATGGCGAAGTACTGCGTTACGAAGTCAGCAATATGCGACGTTCTGTGCAGTACATGTGTAAACATTGGTTTGGATGTGAGCGAACAGTTGGTGAGCTGCTCCACAGAGGACGCGCATTGTACACACTTGCTCGTGTGTGGCAATCGCTAGGCTTAGACAAGCAGCATGTGTACGATCATCATCAGGACATTCGCTTCGCTCTGCGTGATGCGTATCATGCATCAGCATCAACAGCATTGTATGTGCTGAATCTCATTCGCGATTATGGCACTGAAGCGATTAAGCTCAATCTCATCAGCAGCAATGCTTACTATGATTGGAGAAGAAAGCTCATTGATGATGGCTTTCTTATCACGAGTGATGAACATCAATTGTCAGCTTTACAACTTCCAATTCATCAATTCATTGCTCAGAATGTTGATGTTGCTTCGGCGGGTTGGCCCACATCCTTCAAAAAAATTTCTGGAATTTTCGGAGTGACAGATGGTGCACCAAGCATACGAGTCTAAACAAGAAGTGCCTAGCGGTTGGGAAATTCCGTCAACGACGGATCTGGCTGCTGGCTGGACTATTGCCAGTGATCCTGATCGGCTGGATCGGTATCTGCGTGCCAAGTTGGTGTTGATTGCCATGACTGGGAATGATGCCGTTTCAGTGCGTGCCATCGAAGCGCTGATTAATTTGGGTAATGTGCCCAATCAGGTTAGTGAGCTTGGCGATTTATCTGTTGAGGAACTGTTGGATATAGAACGTCGGGCGGATGGTTGGCTCAAACAGGTTGAAAAAGGGGACGCGGGTGAATAGCGCTAATCTCAAGACTATGCGAAATGAAGATGAGCGTAAAATCCTGACTGCAAAGGCGGTTTTGTTGCGGGTTCGCCGTGAGCTGGCGCGGCGTTTGATCAAGAATTTTGTATTGTGGATGATGCCAGAATTTGAAGTCAGTGCTCATCACGAGGTATTGTTTGCGGAAGCACAGATGATTGTTGATTGTGTGCGGGATCGCAAGCCGTATCGTGGTACGATTTCTCTGCCGCCTCGTCACACAAAGTCCCTGATTTTCTCCGTGTTTCTGCCTGCGTTGTTGCTTGGCATTCGACCAGAACTAAAAATTATCCATGCCTCCTATGCGGCCAGCCTGAGCAATGGTTTTTCGTTGCGTGTGCGCTCGATGGTGGGCAGTGATCAGCGATATAACCGTTTGTTCCCTGGCACACAATTGAGCAAAGAGAGACAGCGGATTGATGACTGGATGACCAGCGCAGGTGGTAAGTTCAAGAGCGTGGGCGTTGGCGGTGGTATTACGGGGGAAGGTGCGGATATTGCCATCCTCGATGACATTGTAAAAGAGGGTGATGAGCAGTCCCCAGCGACTCTCGAATCACACTGGCAGTGGTTTGCCTCAGCACTACAGACGCGATTGTCGCCCGGAGCAAGTATTGTCATTCCCATGACGCGGTGGTCGCCGTTGGATATTGTTGGCAGGATCAAAGCGAATGCTGCATCTGGCGGTGATGCTGAGCAGTGGCGGCACCTGGTTTTGCCTGCACTGGCACTTGAGAACGATCCTCTCGGACGCAAGCCCGGTGAGGCGTTGTGGCCTAGTTGGTTTAGTCGGAAAAGATTACTGGCACTGCGCTCGCTCTCTGCACGATTGTTTGATGCATTGTTTCAGCAGATGCCTCGCTCGTCCGAAACGATCATGTTCAAGAAGGAAGATTTTGTGCGCTTTGATCGGCGCATAGACTATGCGAATCAAATTTGGTCGTTTGATCTGTCGCTTGGTGAAACAGAAACGAGTGATTATATTGCCTTTGCGCGATACGCTCTGCAGCAGCAAAGATTGTATGTCACGAACATTCGGCGGGTCCGCAAGAATTGGCCTGAAATGAAGCGTTTGATTATTCGCATGATGCGGGTGTTCGGTGATGACCTGTTTGTTTTCCCGAAGCACACGTATGAATTGATGGCTGCCCAGGAACTTCGACAGGAGAAGGGCGGGGAGCGTGTTCGGCAAGTTGCGATGAAAGGTGACAAGCGCGAACGGGCGATGCCTCTGTCAGATTGGGTGGAGAATCAGCGTGTGTGTGTGCAGGTGGGTCGGCGCGGGGATGTATTTATTGA